GGAAGATCCACGCTGTCCACCTGGATTCCTTGGTCTCCTGCATAGCCTCGGTCGCATCATCGGCGATCTCATCCTCCATGAGATCATCCATGGTGCCATCACAGCGTTCGAGGACCGTAAGCTGCACGGGGAAGTTGGGAATATGCGCATAATACTCGAGGCCATCATCACTGGATCCAGTCTGGCTGCTGGATCCCCGTGATCCGCTTACACGGGATAGACGAATCTGCGGCCGATTCACTACCGCCTCTCCGCTGACTTCAACATCGTCCATCTCCTCGATGGTACCGGCACTCGTTGCAGAGTCTCCGTCGGTATCCGTGGCGGACATGGAACTGCTCCCTTCTTCATCCTCCAGATCCGAGAACTCCTCCGTATGCAGACGGCGACGGATATCTTCCCAGGGATGTGTGAGTTCGCCCGACACTTCCGGATTATAGGGATCCACTGCAACCACCTTGAAATCGCCGCGCTGAAGCCCCTCCTTGAACCAGGGCTGCCCCTCGATGTCCGGCATATCATCGGTGATCATGTATTTGTAAATCGGCGTGCGCCCGTTGAATGTACCGTAGAAGCGACAGAAGTGCGGGGACCGCCCCGTTTCCACGAGCCGCGAGGCCATACACGCCATAATAGCATCGGTGTAGGCTTCATTGTAGGGATCATTCAGTTTACGGAGCGTGCGCTGCCAGGCTTCACGAAAAGAGGGGAGAGCCCCATCCTGAGGCAGAATATACAGTTTCTCCATGACATCAATCGGCTCCAACAGATGTGCGGCACGGATCCAGATCGGTGTTTGCCGCTGCCGTTTCTCAAGGAGATGTTCAACAGTGGCGATCCCCGTACTGGCATCAATGGCCACGACGAGTTCGGAGGCAGCAAGAGCTGGAGAGCCACTTGACTGTTGCGCTTGGGAAGGAAACAACACCTCCAGGGAAGGGAAGTAGGTCTGTGTTACGGGTGTACCCGGCAGGGGTACCGGGGCTCGCTGGAGATAGAACAAACGGAGATCGGCCGGCGTTGTTTTCATTACTGGACGCTGGGGTTCCTCTTGGGGCCTATTATACGCAGAGACACTCCGGGTCTAAAACTAATGTGTAGTGACTCTATAAAATGGTGTGGCGTGCCCTCTTCTTCATGCTTGCTGCTGCAGTCGCCTGTCCTCCTCCATTGTTTGTGATGCCTACGGGAGAGTGCGTTGAACAATGTCCGACACCGTATGTTGCGCAATCCGAAGGGCAATGTGGCTGCCCTCCTTCTCTTTTCACATATGGGGGTCGCTGTATGGAACAGTGCCCTCCCACTCTACAGCCGACAAGTGACATGCAGTGTGCCTGCCTAGAGGGACAGTGTATTTGTGACAAGCTAGTTGTTAATAGCATTTACGATGCTAATGATGAAGACTGTGATTGTCTACCGGGGTATTGGGTTGTTCCTTATCAGAAAGGCCCGCAGATATCTCAATGTGTCCCCTGTTCGACGAATGGCAGCGACGTTGGAACGTGTGATGGGATTGATTGTGGATCTTTCCTTCAGGGTGGTCTGTATATTGCTTCTCTCAATACTTGCACATGTGGACCCGAGTTTCCTGTAATTGCTTCTATACCTGTGTATCCCTATTTTCAATGCCTGCCTGCTGGTGCAGAAACAAATATCACACAATGCATGCCCCCGGAGATTTTTGATGTGAAGAAGGGTGAATGTGTATGCCCTGAACCCTGTAATAAAACTGATGATTCAACACGGGCCTCCCAGACCCCTAAGCCACCTCGTCCTGAAACGGTATCCGAGACTCCTAAACCCAGTCAAGATGCCGATCCTTCCCGCCCTGAAACAGTAGCTGAGACTCCTAAGCCTAGCGAGCCACCCCAGCCTGAAACGGTATCCGAGACCCCTAAGCCACCTCGCCCTGAAACCGTTTCCCAGACACCCAGAACCGAAACTACTCTCTCTCAAACTCCCAGACCTAGTGTTCGCACTTCTCCTCAACCTGAAACCGTTTCCCATACACCCAGACCCAGCCCCGAGACCACTCCCAGGCCTAGTGTTCGCACGTCTCCTCAACCGGAAACTGCCTCCCGTACGCCTAAATCCAGTGAAAGACCCCGTATATGGGCAATTGATGCCTCCCGTCCTCCGCTACCCTCTATACCCATGAAACCGATCCCCTCTGCCATTCTCCGTTCTCCTCTCCCCTCTCAGCCCCCGCCTGTACGGAATATCACAGCCGAAGAGCGCCCAGCCTACATTGCCAGTCGCCTAACCTTCCCCGATGCAACAATCGAGGAGATCAAGAAGCCCTCCCGCATTCAGGCGATCCAGGCCTCTCTAGCCTGCACCCTCCGCACACCGCTCGAGGATATCCGTATTCTGAGCATGAGTGTTGACGGTGTTGTAGCCGCTGTTATCCCCGCCCTCTACGCACTGAGCAGCAACGGTACCGTGGAATGTTACAAGATTCCCAGTGAAGGTGTGCGTCGCCTCCAGGTTGCGGCGCGTGGATCAGTCACAGTCGATTACACGATTGCAAATCCCCCCGACCAGATCCTAGCACTCAGCCCCCAGGAATTTACAACCGTTGTCCAGACCTCCACTGCGATGACCGAAGTCGCCCAGAGTGTAGGGAGCTCCGGTGTAGAGGCGATTGCCTTGGAAACCGCCGCAGCTGCTCCGACCCAACCGGCGCCCCGTTCTTTCTTGGAGGCCTATATCGGTGGTGGTGTCGGCGGTGGTGGTCTCCTCGTTGCGATTGGATCCGTCGTGGCCTATGTGATCTACAAAAAGAAACAGAAACGCAAGGCGCCGACCCAGTTTGTGAACCCCATGCATCAGGTGACCCAGGCCGCCCAACCGGTTGCCCTACCCCTCGGTCGCGGCTCTACACGAGTTCTTTTTGGCCCCACCCAGGTTCGTGGCGTGTGAATAAAATGTTAGGGTGTATACAAGCATAATGTCTGGCGCACCACCTCCTCCTAGAAAACGCCTACAACTCAAGAAATTCGACATGACCAAAATTAAGCACGACAAAGTCGTGGTGCTCATCGGAAAGCGTGAAACCGGTAAGTCTTTCCTCGTGAAGGATCTTCTGTGGCACCACCAGTCGCTGCCCATTGGGGCGGTTATCTCAGGGACGGAAGGTGCGAACCAGTTCTACAGTAAAGTGGTTCCCCCGATGTTCGTGCACGAGGAGTATTCCCCGCTCATCATCGCCAATACGCTGCGGCGGCAGAAGCTAGTGGCGAAGAAGATTGCCAATGATCTCAATACACGGGGGACGACCGCCGTGGATCCCCGCAACTTCCTGATCCTCGACGATTGTCTGTATGATACCCGTTGGATTCGCGATCCGAATGTACGGTATCTCTTCATGAATGGACGCCACGTGCACACCATGTTTGTGATCACGATGCAGTATGCGATCGGTATTCCTCCCAACCTCCGTACGAATATCGACTATGTGTTTATTCTGCGCGAGACTATCATCTCGAACCGGCGGAAACTCTATGAGCAGTATGCCGGCATGTTCCCCGATTTCGACTCCTTCCAGCAGGTCATGAATCAGTGCACGGAGAATTTCCATTGCCTCGTGATTGACAACAATGCTAAGTCGAACAAGCTCGAGGATCAGGTCTTCTGGTATAAGGCGGCCCCTCGTCCGGACTTCCGCCTCTGTGCCCCCGAGTATTGGGCCCAGTCTGCCAATTACTCTAGGGATGAGACCCAAGAGGAAGAGGACTTTGACCCCTCTGCTGGGCACGGATCAAAACGGAAGATGCAACTAAATGTCTACCGTACATAAAGAAATGCCGATTTGCCGAGGCGTTCGTTGTGGTCGCGGCCCCGAAGGATCCGGCTACTGTAAGATTCCGAATACCGCACAGGCAAAAGAGGTGGAGGCAAAAGTAAAAGCCCTCATGGCAGAACGGGAGGCGCAGGATAAGCGTTGGGTGGCGACAGCCTTTCAGCCGGTGGATCCGAATCCGCCGGCACCGCGCACAGTGGCTGGCCCCGGTAGTTCCGCCACTACACGGACTTCCGTCCAGGGCACCAAATCCGCTGCCGTGAGTTGAACAAGGCGGGTTCCAGGCACCGGATCCTCAGGCCCATCCAGCGCTGCAATCAGAACACCTCGATAGGTCGCATCAATGAGCCCCATCGAGTTGGCCAGGCGCCACGGCGTCTTACTAATACTGGATCGCGGTGTCAGCCAGTAGGCACGGGAATTTCCGGCATCATCCATGGCAAGGGCTTTGCAGCCCATACTGATCATATGGAGACGACCAACGGGGCTACTCACAGGGTAGCTACAGAAGAGATCGAATCCGCTGTTTCGCTCATTGGGCGGAGTTTGGTTGTATGCATCTGCTGCGGCCCTGTAGAGCTCAGCAGAGTCAGTCGGTGCAATATAGAGGTACATCGTACCCTTCGGCCCATCTGGGCACCCGCCCGTAACCTTTACCGGTACAGGCGTGCCGTGTTCATAAGGAGATCGACTGTCGACACCGTGTAGACATCGCCCGCAGGTCGGAATCCAATACTCCGATAAAATGGAATGTGCGACGGTGGTGTATAATAGACGTGTGTTACACGAACACGCAATAATATCTGTGCTAAACGATTAAAGAGGATATAAGAGGCATCATGGACACGATCCTGATTGACGTGACAGTTCGCAACCTCTATGGACGCTATACGTGTATCGTCGATAGAAACAGGGCGAAAACTGACATGACATATCACAATATCTTCACGACATAGATATAACCTCATCTTATGGTTCACCGCGGCGCGTAACGCCCGTGTCTTCTCCAGTATTTGGTCAGGATATGATCGTATCACCGTCACCGATGGCTCGGTCAACAGGGGATGCGTCGGTGGCAGATCCTGAATATCGACGAGGATGGAGGTTAGTGTCTGATTTGGTAGATGATGACGTCTGCGCCCACGCGTTCGTCTTCGATTGACAGTGGGCGATGCTGACATACTTATTCTGGTGTTTCTCTTTTCTTAGGTCGGCGCTTCAGGTGTGACTGATACTGTCACCGGCCAGTTCCTTCTTGCGCTGGAGAGCCAGGTCTTCACCGCCGAAGATGTCAGGGGTGGCTGTAGTTTCCTCTCCCGCCTTCTTCGCTGCCGCAGCCCTTTCAGCGGCTGCAGCAAGATCAGCACGCTTCCGTTCTTCGAAGTAGGCGTCGCGTTTTGCCGCGTTCTCCTTGTACCCCTTCATCAGCTTGTTGAGCTCCTCATTCTGGAATTCAGACTCGGGGACCTGATCCGGGTCAGGATCCCACGGCAGCCACTGTCCTACATCGGCTACATAGACGTGGAAGTCGGGATCCTTCTTCGCCAGGGTCTTCGCACGGGCCACAGCCTGATCGTGTGTAGAGTAGACACCCCGGACCTTGAGACCATGGATGGTAGTCTGGAAGTTCTGCTGCTTGTGAAATTCGTCTTCGAGCTTCTGCTGTTGTGCGGCCATGAACTTCTCGTAGTCCTCCAGCAGTGTAGATTCCCGGAAATCACCCATGTTGGCTTTCACATGGGCCTCCAGGTCTGCTCCTACCTTCTGACTTAGGGAAGCACGGGCCTTCTCCACGCGTTCCGTTAGGGGCGCCTTGGCTCCACTGATGTCCAGGGCATCAATATCCAGCAGGAGATCGGATAGGGCACTTTGGACATCCCGGATCTGCCCTAGCAGGAAGGATTCAGTTGCCCGGATTTTGTAATCCAAGGCGTAGAACTCCAGGAACTTGCTGAAGAAGAAATGATCCTTGGATCGCAGAAGCCCCTTACGCGGCGTCAGGAAACTGAGGCAGACATACTCCTGGCCACGAATGGCATCGTCGGCTTCGAGGAACACTTGGCGGGGTTCGGTCATCTGGGTTTGATGTAGTTTTTGATCCCGGCCTTTAAACGGAGGCCAGGAGAAATTCGGGGCCCTGATTATAAGATGGACGGTTTCACTATGACTGAGCTCGTGACCCGCGCTATCAAGTACTTCCTGGAGGGCCTGGCGGTGGCCCTGGCCGTGTTCATCATCCCCCAGAAGAAGCTGAACCTGGAGGAGATCCTGGCCGTGGCCATTGTGGCGGCGGTGACCTTCGCTCTGCTGGACCTGCTGGCCCCTAGCATCGGGCTGACTGCTCGCCAGGGCGCCGGCTTCGGTCTGGGTGCCAACCTGGTGGGGTTCCCCCGCATCTAAAGATGCGGGGTTAGCCATCCTCTCCGAGGATGGGTTCCCTCGTATCTAAGCGCAGATACTCGGTTACCAGTAATTAGTATAACTAAACATTGCATCATAGAATAATGTGTACATTACTCTACGACGCCAGAAAATCGCAGCCACCTACCAAGAGTGAACCATGTTTAGTCTCGGAGATCTTGCCACACCCGCTGCCGCACCCCGTGTCAGTGACACCATCGCCGGTGGATACACAATGATTCCCCAGAAGTTCTATCATTCCAACTCTGGTCGCAACGCCCTCGGCCTCGTCGGCGGCAACGAAGTCTCCATGATCACCGGTAATCTTGTGGACCTCGAATCCGATCTCCGTGGAGTAACCCGTGATCTCTCCCGTGCCCCGGCGCGCAAGTATCAACCTGCCTGTCCTCTCGGGGCCGCCGGCTCCGAGCCTGCTCCGGCCAATGCTCTAGCCCCCCTGGAAGGAGGCCCCTGCTCCCCCTGGCCCAAGCGGCTCGTCTACACAGAACGTTCCACCGGTCGCGCTGTCACGATCAACACGGCACCTCGTCACCTCCCCACCGTACAGCGCTTCAGCTACCCTGGTGTTCCCGCTCCTGAACCCTTTGTGCAGGATGTCCACGGGTCTCCATGGCGCTTTTGAAAAGTGTGTACGGAAACCAGAGGATGGACCAGCTGGCCGAATTTATGAGCACCTACAAGCTTCGTGGACAGCACACGGCGGATCGTGCTCTTACACGGGTCAACGCGGATCTCGACAAGATGATTGAGAATAACGAGATCGCGACGGGGCCTGGACGATATGCCCTCGGTGTGCCGAATGCCTATGGCAATGCCGCCTTTGCCGCGAACCCGGCTGTCTTAAACCAGAAATGGGGCGCCGCGCACGACATGAGCTCAACGAAGACAGATGTGGAGAGTGATCTGCGGAACCTGGGGCGACCCAGTACCCGGACTGTCTGTGGTTCCTATCAGCCGACAACACGATCCCTGACTCCCATGCCCGAAATCGAATTCCCGAAGACCTTCGAGCGTCTTGTGGATCCCCCCTGCACTCTGAAGGGCACCGGTGTTAATCGCTGGGCCTGGCTGGGGCAGAATCCCCAAGAGAACGTGATGATGCCCTTTGAATGGGGTGTAAATACCAAGCTGGCTGCACAGGATGACTATACCGATATGATCCGGCAATCCCGCAACTGCACCGGCTCCATTAATCCCGCAGTTCCTGTTGCCCGCCCTGCCGGCCCAGGTGCCCCTCCGCCATTCCATGACGCTATTCCCGGTGCCTCACAGAGGATGACAGGTGTGCCACCAGCGGCACACTATACACCCCATGGAGCCCCTCAAGTCGGTGCCCAGAACCCGTATGCAGTACCCCTGGGCCCCAGTGCGAACCCCATGGATCGCCACCGTGCGCAAACGGGTATCCTCGAGCCACCTGCCCCCTTCACTGCATTCATTGCGCCTCACTAAACGCCACACCATGACATCATTACTGGGCGCGCGAGGTCTACATCTCTATCTAAAAATCATTCGAGAGCAGTAGAGGCAATATGGAGGTACTCGCACTAGCAGGACTCCTCGGTGTAGGATACATGTTAACAAAGCCCCAGCAGGAGGGATTCGAAGACGCCGAACGCATGCCCGACTTTCCTCCTATGGGCGGACAGCCGGCGCCCGTATATGAAGAGGTTCGCACTCCTCCGGGCGCCCCTCTTATCCCAGGAAAACCCCGTCAGCCCCGTGCAACACCCAGCGGTGAGATGGATCAGATGTACCCGTATCCACCGACTGGGGTCGATGCGCGGAGCCTCGTGTTTGCTGCCCCTGCGCCCCCACAGGCCCCTCCCCGTGCCGTTACAGCTCAGGTTCGCATGAACACTGACGGGATTGAGGCGGCACCGGTCTACAATGCTGGCAAGACTGTCATCTCTCCCCTAACCGGCCTTCCCATGTCAGCCGCCGAGTTCTCCCATAATAACATGGTTCCGTTTTACCGTGGCGAGATCAAACAGAACATGACCGATGATGCAAATCGGACCCGCCTGGATCACATGATCGGTACCGGCTATCTCGACATTGGGAAGCGGGAGCAGGCTCCACTGTTCGAGCCCCATCGTGAACCCACCGGCAATGTCAATGGCCTCGAGAGTTTCACGGATTTCGCGCAGGATCGTGTGATCGTCTCACAGAAGCGGACAAGTGAGCTTCCCATGGATAAGGTCCAGGTGGGCCCCGGTCTGAACCAGGGCTTCACGGCTTTCCCCACGGGCGGATTCCAACAGTTCGACATCCAGGAGATCGCCAAGCAGCGCCTGTCTGTGGATGAGATGCGATATGCGTCCGATCCGAAGATCACGTATGACAACCCCCTGATTATGGGTAAGGCCGTGAATGACATGCCAGCCCAGATCGGTGAGGTCCGCAAGTACAGTCCCGATACCTTCTTCCTGAATGAGAATGGGGAGCGGAATTTCGTGACGGCGGGGGAGAACACAAAGCCCATGGAGCGCGCGGCTCAGGTGATGAAGTTCCAGAGTCGCCAGGAGACGAATATCGAGGCCATCGGTCCCGCTGCGTCCGCTGATTTCTCTGCGACCTACACGGTCCCCTCCTTCCGCTCTCCCCGTACACACCAAAACGAAGGTCCCGGATTCCGGAATGCGGACGGCTCCTCCTATGGTGTTGCAAACACGGATGCCCCCCACAACGATTTCGGTCGCCAGGGATACGCGCTTCCCACCAATCAGCGCAATGTCACCGGTGAACGCGGGCAGACACTCAACCTCGTCACGACTGGACCCAAGGCACTGACTGTCTATGATCCCAGTGATGTTGCCCGCACGACGATCCGCGAGACAACGGGGTCCACGGATTGGGTCGGTGTGGCTGCCCCCGCTGCCGCGCCCACGAAGCTGACCGTTTATGATCCCACGGATATCACTCGTGTGACAGGGCGTAACACTCTGGCGGAACCCGATCGCGCACTGAATGTAACCCGTGTAGGTGCCCCTGGGGCTGGCACACTGGGGCTCGCGGATGTGGTCCGCGCGACCACGAAGGCGGGAATTGCGGCCCAGCCTGGCTACGCCGCCCCCGCGGGTCCGGCGACGGTGGCCGCTGCGCAGGTCTATGACTACGCCTACAACATGCACCAGAACCCGACAAAAGAGCTCGTGGCCTCTGGTCGCCGCCCCATCGCCGGCAATGGACAGATGATGGGTGGACTGTTTAATGGACAGGACTCCATGAACATGACAAGCCGCAAGATCGACACCGACTTCCTAAATGATCGCGCGACCACAGCCGATCGTGTAGTTGGCCCGCCTCTGGGTGCCGATGCGATCGGAATCCAGCGCCCCCGCCAGCCGCTGCATATGGATATTTCCCGTGACAGAAACATCAGTGCGATCCTCGACAGCCTGAATGACAACCCCTATGCGCTTCCTGTGCACAAGATCGCGCAGGGTGCCCCGCCTGGCTACCAGCCTGGTCCCGCGGCCATGGCACTGATGGCGGCGCCGATGTAGGGTCCCATACACTCCTGCGTTTAAACGGACTGTTTAGAACCTCCGGTCAGAGAAATGGCCTACATTACCTACACTTCCGATATGAGTGCCGCTGGTAACACCTACACTCGTGCCGTATATGAATCACGGATTGATCTGTTGAAATGGGCAGGGGTTCTGTCGCTGAACGATGCGATTCAGGGAACGAAACGCCCCGTGGCCCTCCATTACCGCGAGAACGGATTTAAGGAATATGAATCTGTCGCCGATCTGTTTAAGGAGCAGGTGGATATGCAGTATACGGAACATGTGAAAAAGGAGGATGTCGAGGAAGAGGATGACGCTTTGATTCTTGAAGAGGAAGAAGAGGTCAAGAAAAAGAAGGTCGCCGTTGCTGATTGGAAGGAAGATGCTGAGGCCTATATGAAGTCCGTCTTTGAGAAGCTAAGGGGAAAGCAGACCCCTTACGTATCCACTATCTATCCAGAGGAGTTCATGAAGTTTGTCAAGAAAGTGATCATCGCAAACCCCACATACATACGGGATACGTTCTTCTATACTATTCCAACGGATTGGCATACTCTCCCTCCAGAATTTGCTGAGGCATGCAGGAATGTCGATACACCCCCTGGATATGTGTATACCCCAGAGACTGCAACACTCTCTACACTATATTCGATCTATACGTTCTTCAAGGAAGGCGTGCATGATTGTTCATGGGGATCCTCTATAATCCCAATGAGTCAACAGCCTCACTCTGCGGGTGATGTGCCCGCTGAAGCACCTGGCCCCAAAGATAGTATGGGGCGATCTCCTCCCAGTGTCCTTTCCTTCCGTGGAATCCAGTGGGGAAACACGGATCTCCTTGCGGGAGAGGTCATCTCTGCCTGGTGCAAAGGCGAGAAGATTGCGGATGATATGCGTGAATTCCTGATCAAGGCCATTGTGGTTCGGTTTTTTGAAAAGCGAGACAATGCCAGTTATGGATCGACCGAATTCTTCAATCTCTTTCTGGAACAACCTGGGAAGGCCAAACTACCGCAAGTCTTTGTCCAATGGTTTCTGGCAGGACTACAACATCGCCATTGCAAGGAGGCCCTCCTAGCGCTTGGGCTGCAACAGGTCCGTCGTGCAGAAGGGCAGCGGTTTATCGGCCTCAAACTGGCCTCCAATATAGGATCGAGCCTCGTATGTATGGATAATATGATGGCCATGGATGAATGTACTCTGGCCCCTTATGACTACTAATACAGGATCGAGCTTCGTATTGCCTCCATCTAAACCTGAATCCATATGACGGATGTAATGGATGCCCCCGCAACGGATCCGCATGCACCCAAAACAGTGGAGGCAATGGTCGGTGATTGGCGACGTCTGTCGGCAATGAGTACACAGAACCTTATTCTAGCCGGTGGCCCAGGATGTGGCAAGAGTTGCGCACTCCGTCTCCTTCTGGGCTCTTCTATTGCACTCTGGCTCCGCTGTTCACAGGATCCGACACTCCGTGATAATCGCGATCGGATCAAGGCCGTGGCCCGTCGCCGTGTAGAGGCGGGAGCCATTACATGGATTGTGCTCGAACACGCCGATCTCCTGCATGCGGATGCCCAGGCATTTCTGCGTCGTGTGATGGAAACCTCTCTTGGATCCTGTCGGTTTGTGCTTGAGATCCGAGATCTCGCGGCGATCGCCGAACCGCTCCTATCACGGACGGTACTCTTCATGGCGCCGACACTAGTAGAATACGAGATCCGTGCAGAGATTCTGAATCGTGCCCCTACCTGTAAACCAGAGGTCGCGACCACGTTGGCAAAACAGAGTGCGGGGAATGTACGTTGGGCTGTTCTCCAGGCACTCGGTGGCGGTGATGGATATCTGGCAGCCGATCTTCCCGTACTGGCAGAGACCAAGTCATGGACCTCCATTCTAGCTGCGATGGAGGCTCTTCAGGCCACTGGATCCTCTCCTCGTGCATGGCTCCAATCGGCTGATCCCGTTTGGGAACGCCCCGGTGGATCCGATCCCTGGGCTCTCGTGGCCCATATGTTGGCTACCTGAGTTCAAACCTGCGTCATATTCTCCAGTTCTGTGTCAGAAATGGAGAACGTGGCGACCTATTCTGAAGCCCGGTCCGAGTATACAAAACAGCTGGCGACCTTCATCGTTCCGGCGCTGGTCTCCTGGTTTCAGCAGCTATGGGCGCGTAACAGTGCGAACACGCAGCAGTGTCTCTCTCTATTTCAGAACGAATGTGAAGAGATCGTCCGGTGGAACCAGGATCGCATCCATGATGAAGTCCGTGTTCTGATCGAACGCACGGGGTGTGATTATATGGAGGAACTCATGACCGCCGTGTTTATCGCCCACACGAAGGTTCTCACTGCCGTACGTCTGAGCACGAAACAGAAGAAACTCTCGATCACGGTTCCGAAGCTCGATCATTTTATCCACCGTGTCTTTCGCGAAGCGGCACGCTCCTTCTGGAAGACGGCGTTCCTCTTTACGGAAGTAAAGAACGTCGTGGAGCGCCAGAAGAATATCCTCCAGATCGAGGCGCTTGCCGCGGAGGCCATCACCTCTGCCGTGAGGAGTCTCCTGCCCGTAAAACAGATCCTCCATGACTATTTGGATGGCGATCAGGAAGAGATTGAGGATGCTGCTCCTCCGGCTGAAGTGGAGCCCAAGGAGGAAGAAGTGGCGACTCCTCCTCCCACACCTGCTCCGACTCCTGTCCAGACCCCTGTTCCTGAACCGGAGCAGCCCCCTCCGGTAGTTAACATCGACACCGAAGATGCCAGCACGGGTGTCCGGTTCTCCAACTATGATGCCGTCTTTGATGAGACCAAACAGGGCCCCGAGATGCGGTATTCCCCGAAGGCTGGTGAAGAGGATGAGGACGATGACTACAACCTGCCCTCGGATGGAGTGCTGCAGGTAAACGAATCCTCTGCTGCCCCGGTTGAGGCCGAAGACTTTGAAGATCTGGAGGCGCCCCCTCCTCCTCCAGCCAAAGAGGCCGATGACGAGATGGAGGTTCTGGAGTAAGAGGGGTCGCGTAAAGGTGGAGCCGCGTAAAATCATGAGCCGAATAATCGGGGCCTAAACAAACTATGGACACATCCTCCATTGCACTCTTTGCGATTATCGGCGCGATCCTAATGATAGTCGTGGCCGGTGGGATCACGAGTATGATGGACGAAGATGTTACACCTGCCGTTATGGCGACGGGTGCAACAGCAGGGGGTGCCATCGGTGCTGCGCTTTCCTATTTTGGTGGCGGCGATACCAAAACAATTCTATCTGCGATCGGTGCTACGAGCCCCGACATGAAAGTCGGTCTCCCGACCTTCTAAGTATAGAGATGTGAGATACTCTCATCGATCGGCGCTTTCTTCTTCAGAAGCAGATCGATGTGACTCTTCTTGACGGTGAACGGCAGCCCGAATCCCTCGATCGCAAACGGAACCTTCGCCGGATCGTTGTAGAATCGGAGCATGTTCAGCTTGCTGATGACCGTCTGAATACACCGCTTGAGTTCCCGCACACCCTTCTCTTCACCAGTGAAGCTCTCGATGATATGGGTCACGATCTCCTTCCCGATACTGATCTTCTCGAAGAGATTGACTTCCCGCAGCGCCGCATTAACCAGATACTGTTCCGCGATGACCAGTTTCTGTTTGAGATCGAATCCGCTGACTTGAATGTTATACATACGATCCCGCAGAATGGGATTCACGCGCTCGTGGTTGTTGTGACTGAAGATGAATAGACAGCGACTGAGGTCGAGATCAATACCCGTGAAGTACTTGTCCTGGAACCGATCATTCTGTGATCCATCCGTCAGGTGAATCAGGAGATTGTTGATCTCCTCACCCTTCGGCGTCTCAGAAACCTTATCGAGCTCATCGAAGTAGATCACCGGATTCATACACTTCGACTTTATCAGCACATCCACAATGCGACCCCAAGTGGAACCCTCATATGTGTAGGAGTGCCCATCGAGAAATGAGGCATCCGTGGCACCGCCGAGGGTGATAAAGTGAAAGGGGCGCCCCAGTGCTTTTGCCACACCATCCTTTACTAGCGTGGTCTTTCCCACACCAGGCGGCCCATGGATACTCAGGACATTTCCGGCACCCTGCGGATTTGCGATCCAACTGCTCACGAACTGGAGAATCTGTAGTTTGGCCTCCTCATGTCCGTAGATTGCATCATCCATGCTCTTCCGCACGGATCCGACAAAGGACTGACAGGCCTCTGTGCCATCCTCGATCTTGACAGGGAGATCCTTGTAGACGCCCAGTGGCAGTTGCGTGTAGCCGTGGATCCACTGACTGGCTTTGTAGTACTCTGTGGAAGAGGGATCGATGTTCTGGAGGGCGGTATACTTAGCCATGGCAACACGTTCGACTTCAGCAGGCACCTCCTTTGATAGAATCTGGAACTTCAGCGGCACGGTGGGCTCCGCAGGTTCGACCTTATTGCGGAGCTTCGTGAGGAGCCGATCCTGAGCCTTCGGAGTTAGTGCCTTGAAGTACGTGATGTCACGATCGATATCATCCTCATTGGGATCCACTTCAGCCTGCACAAGTTTCACAAAGCGACGAACGTGTTCCGGCTCCTTGCTGAGCTTGTACTTCTTCGGTTTGGACGGCTGATTGATAGCACCGCCGAGATCGCTGATGAGGAGTTCGATACCGGCTTGGTGAGGAGCACCGCTATCATCGTCTTCATCCTCCTCATCGTCATCCTCCTCCTCGTCATCTTCCTCGTCATCCTCTTCGTCATCTTCTTCCTCGGATTCTTCTTCAGATTCCTCCTTACGACGGCGCCTCCTCCGTTTAGGAGATTCCTCATCTTCGGACTCCTTACGACGACGACGTTTCCTGCGCCGCTCCTCCTCTTCCTCTTCCAGGCGACGCCGACGCCGCCGCCTGCGTCGCTCATCCTCTTCCTCCTCCAGACGACGGCGGATCTTCTTCTCGGCCGCAACCGCCGCAGCCCGTCGCCCACCCTTCTTCTTGCTCGATGCAGGGCTAGTCTTCCAGGAGGACTCCTCCTCCGACGTGCTCAGATACGACTCATCTTCATCCGAATATGCAATTAGATCGCGGATATTTCCTCGACTGTCTACACTACTGTCATCTTCGCTGTCATGGCGTCCTTTCTTCTTGAGCGGCATCTGTCTTCGGTATTGACCACGGCCAGTGCTTAGGTCATGGTCAACTTTGGCCAAAATAGCGGCACCCTCCCTTCCTAAGCAAACAGATCAACGATATCCATGAGAGCAAAGCGTGCCTTGTTCGTCATACTCGGTGCACCCGTGCGATCCATTGCATCACGGATGCGCGGCAGCAGGGGTCCGATCACCGGTCGCAGCGTCTCCGTACAATTCTTCATGATGGTCGTCAGGCACTCAGCATATTCCTCACAGAGAAGCCCCTTCCCCTCCAGCCCCTTGGCCCCATAGAGTCCATCCAGGACAATCACACACGTCCGCCGCAGTGCATCTGGTGTTAGCACACCGAGACGTGTCACCTCACTGATGAACGCCGCATAGCCCCGACGGAACTTGCGCCGCTCCCGTAGCTCGAGAAACGCCGCATACTCCGCGGAACCCACATCGGGCTCATCGGCCTCCTCGAAGATAGTCATGAAGGCGTCGAAGAGACGATGTAGCTCACTGTCCAGATGGGGGAAGTCCGCGCGGAGCTCCGTGATCAGACGGGCGTAGAGGGCACAGAAGGCCGGCTCAGAGGCCGCCTTCTCGAAGACGAGGGTGATGAAGCCCGTAAGGAAGTTCGTCTCACCGCTGTCCAGCAGCTGAGACAGCCACGTCTTCGTTGCATCGTACGTCATTGGGCTGAACTTGTTCATCTTGTCGCGGATGCGATCCATCATCCGGTCCTCCGTGGATACATCCGTGCGGTTCTTGTTACCGAAACGGGGCGCCAGAGCACGATCGATAAAGGGGCGTCGCGGGCCAGCCGGCTGCAGAGTGGAACCGACCAGTGTCTGCCCTGCCGGCTTAGAACCCCAACGAGAGTTGGTGGGTGTAGGCCACCCGCCACCACCAGATCCCCCGCCACCACCGCTCGGCTTCATCGGCGCACGCCAGTTGGTCGTCATGCGCGTCCCCGACACCTCGTCAGCAGGCACCCGCAGGGCCGCCACACGAGACCGCACATCGTCAGGACAGGGGTGCGGCCGCTGCATGTGCATCAGCGCCTCTGCCAGAGGAGGAGGGAGAGACGCCATGATAGGCTGAGAAGAGAGGGGTGTGTTTAGATAGGCGGACATCGTACCACCTGGTCACCAACAACCGACCACCAGTCAAGTTTTGCGTACTGCATGCATCTTAAAACTCCACGTAGTGGATAATGACATCCGTGTATGTAAGCCCCGCTGTGTTGTCAGACATTGATGTTGATGGCCTGGTGTCTGCCTTCGATGTCAAGACAGAGGGGGGTCGCGCTGCCCTGAAAGAGCGCCTGAGTAGCCCTGTTGCGAATGAGGCGGCACTCAAGGGGCGCGTGGACCAACTACGGCAGATCAAGGGGTCCTACAAGGTGAGTGCTGCAGCCATCGAGAAAGCCCGGACTACTCTACAAGAAACTGAGGCCGATATGATCAGTGTGGCAACCGCTGCCGATGATGAGCGTCATGCCGAATACTACGATCAGATTCTGTGGAAACCGAACGCGTGGTTTGCGGATATCCTGAATCAGGGATGGATCCTCGAGATCATTGTGCTCCTCCGTACGATTCTCATGCCCGGCCTGTCTGCCCTGTTGCCCCTGATCATACTTCTGGTTCCTGTATTCCTCTATTTCTCTACACCAACGGCACAGCCACTTTCGTACTATCTAAAAGCTCTTACAAAACTCGTAGCCACCGCTTCTCCCGCGGGGCTCGGATCACGGCGCTTTGCAGGGAAGGGCGGGGCTCTTGAAATGGGAGAGGAGGTCACACATGTCGCAATGGGTCTCGGAGTCCTCGCCTTTAGTGCATGGACACAGATCTCATCTGCCCTGAGCATGCGGAAGATCGTGGCAGATATGCGGCGACGGGCCGAGTCCGTGCGGAAGTTCACGGCGGCTACCGAGGTGATCGCGAAGAGTCTACAAGTTCCTCTCCCTGATAAATGGCAGACCTGGACCTCTGGCTCCCTGGGTCTCTTCGGAGAAGCGTGGATGTCTCCTGCACGGGTCCAGCACATCCTCAGGTTTGCCAGTGAACTCGATATGTTGATCGGTGTCGCCGCTGCCCGCCGCACCGCATATCCAAAGAGGGGCGATCATATCGAGATCCGCGATCTCTATCATCCCGGTACAGGAGCCCGTCGGATCTACAACTCTATCCAGATGGGTGGCGGCAAGAAACAACACGTGATTCTCACGGGGCCCAATCGCGGCGGAAAGTCCACCGTCCTCAAATCCCTAGGTGCCGCCGTTCTCATGAGTCAGACAATCGGCGTGGTGTTCGCCAGGCGGGCAACGCTGCCCCTCTTCACCTCCATGATCACGGCACTGTCTCCCTCCGATGTTCTCGGTAAGATGAGTCTGTTTGAATCCGAGATAGAGTTCGCAAAGGATGTCAAGAGCCGTCTGGGGACCGAGCCGATGTTCCTCATGATGGATGAAATCTTCCACGGTACCAATGCCTCCGATGGCGCCGCCGCCGCACGGGTCTTCCTGGATCAGCTCTACAAACACCAGGGGCCGGTCTTCAGTGTGATCTCCACGCATTACATGGAGCTTCCGGAATCCTACAGAGGCACCTACGTACAGGATCTCTGTATGGAGGCCCGGCAGAAAACCCCGGAACTCCTCGAATACACCTATCGCCTCTGTGAGGGAATTAATCGGTGCAGCAGCGTGCATGAGATCCTGCGGGAGCGTGGTCTCTGCGGTCCTGACGAGGCAAAAAACACCGCACCAGCGAGTAAAGTATGAACCCCCCTTCTATGGAATCCATATTTCTGATTCTGAGTGGTGTGATCCTTGTGGCGGGAATCCTGTACTGGTTCTGGAGCCACATTCAGCTCACGCAGAAGAAGGTGCAGCTGATCGAGAATGCGATGTTTGAACTGCGGAGTATGGTTGCTGCCGGTGGCCCGCCGGCCCAGGCACCGGCCTCTCCCCTACCGCAGCCTCAACCCGTCTACAAAGATCTAGCCGATGACGATTGGGCGGAGGAGGCCCCGGCCCCCGAACAGAAGAGCAGTCCGGCAGAATGGGGCGGGGAAGGATCTGTTCAGATGGTCGAGGCTCCCATCCAGAATATCGATGCGCTCATCGCCGAACGGGAGGCCGAACGCGAGATCCCTCTGGCACCGGCACCCGATGCGCTCCAGCCTGGTGGGCGGATTGAGGTAGCAAACGAGGAGGAGACGCAGAGTGGCGACCAGTTCCGTGAACTCTTCATGTCGAAGGAAGCCGCACCTAAGAGCCCCGAATCTCTCGATGCCATGCCCGTGAAGGAGCTCCGTCGTCTGGCGGAGCAGCGCGGGATCGCCGGTGCTGATGGTCTCCGCAAGAAGGAGCTCCTCGCTGCACTCCGCCAACAGATCCAACCGACTGCGACCCTCGATGTTGAAGTGACGGAGGAAGAGGCCACTATCCTCGAGTAATTTTCCGCCGTTATCGATAAGGAGATATGGCTGCCATCCCGAATCCACGCTATGCGGGCGCCCCTGCGCACATGTCAGATGGTCGCTCCTTCACGGATTACAGGCCCAGTTGTAGCCGTCTAGCCCCTCTACGCTCTACTACATGGGCGGATCACGAACGGCGCCAGACCATGCAGAATACGGGTGAGATCGCGATGAACAGTGATCGCATGGTCACCACGATGCGCGCTGGATCAACACAGGTCGTCGACACCATGGTCCCGGAGCTCACGAAGGCTCTGTATACCTGGCAGGGCGGGGCACCGGTTGTATCTCAGCCAGTCGGGATTGGAGGAGGTCGCCTGTATCTCCCTGGGCGCCCTGATCTGCTTACGGCGGATCCTGATAGTGTCGCAGCGGCGACCTTTCCTGCCCTCCCTGGAACATGGACCTCTCCTATGCACTACAAGGTCCAAACCCAACAGCAACAACCACCGACCCATAAGAATCGCTATGCGATGCCCTACGGCAATTAAACGGCCACCGGATCAGTTCAGATATGTGACTAGGAAATACCACACATCTGAATAGGAGATATATGAATAAAGACTTTCTAAAGATAGCATCTGGTACAGATTACAAACACGATTTTGACTCTGTATCCGCTGGTTTACGGTATATTATGAATACGATCCAGAGTTCCTATGATCCGGAAATTGGTATTCCTCAGAGTCAGTTTATCGCAAACTTCATTACTACACAGAGACAGATTGATGCGGCTCGTGCTACATCTGTATATGCATTTTCACCGTTGCTCCCTAACGCAATATTACAAGAGCCATTCAGTGAAGCCGATGTTCTAACAGAGTATGGACTCTTTAAAAAGAGCTTAGCGAATCTAGACATGGCGGACATAGGAAGAATTATAGATGCTGCAAAAGATAAACCCTATATGCTACCGAATACGGAGTACTCAGTGTTTGCAGCACCGGTGTCAGAACGTGCCCGTACAGGAGAACATACAGAGTATACCTTAGCGTCTGTATTTGCTAAACTGACACCGACCAGAAAGATCGCTCTGCTGATCGATTCTTCCTGTATCTCCTTTACATCTCTGTTGATCAAAAAGGCCCTGGAGCACGAGGAGTATACAAAAACAGAGGATCGATTCGAGTTTTACATTATCCACTCTGTTGAATGCGATGCCGACCCAGCACTGAAAGTAAATTCTCTTGATCTTCCGGGTGATACAGGACGCGTATCCGTATTCTTTCTGCGTGACGATGGGGCCTCTGTAACCTATACCAATGAAGGGGCAGGGGCCAATCTATTCTCAACTATGGAATACACACTGACTCGTGGAGCCAATGGAGATGTTGATGCGACGATACGTTCAGCGGATGGTTCTCTCTATATATATGAAGACGTGAAGCGTGTTGCCTCTGTGCGCACGGCGTCCACTGAAATCATGAAGGGCTATATCAAACAGGGGTCAGTCGCTTCTCATTATACGATACTCAAGCGTAATGGCGATTGGTGTCAGGCGCTGTCAATTCTTGACACACAGCGATCCTACACTATTTATGATGCATCCTACAGGCCAACTGGGAGGGTCACAACACTTGACGCACTTCAGAAAGAGGGAGTTGAAATATCCCTTGTAACCCTCGACATAGTTCTCTTATCCTATGCAATTACGCTTGGCCTCGATGTATTTTTCACCTACACACTGAAAGGGCCTGAACGCAATCAGAATTGGTTACTCTATTTTCAGAACTCTATACGTATGGCCCCTGAACGTATTATTACACTCTTTCGAGAGTCTATGCAGGAATTTGATCAGCTAATCAAGGATATATCAGGGGCAACACGTGGTGAGAAAATGATCAACGCCGAAACAAAACGGCAAGAGTTGCTTGCTACAGTGAGAGAGGCCTATAATTCCATACATACTGCGCTAAATACACACTTTCACACCCCAACATTTATACACACATTTCCAGAATACTACAGTAAACTACACTATCTGTTAGATACTGTAGGGCGTTGGAACACACTTTTATCTGTGTCTTATGCGGAGTATTATGCAAAACTATCTACAGGAGATGCTGAGCCAAAACACTTCATTACAGATCTCTATACATATAAACAGCTGTATGCAAAGATTGTACAGATCTATACTATAGAGAAGGAGATTCAGGCATTTAATCGGGATATTGTGCCCCCTCCTTCTTATGCTAGTGGGTTTAGAGTCCTCACTCAATTAAGTGGCGAGTTGCAACAGGGAAAAGTACCGGTCCGACAAACAGCTGGTTCTAAGGAAAGGAGTATTAGTTCTGAGAGCCTGGAACAGGCTCGTGAACTTGTGTTTCTTCCACTTGCACAGAAGCGGGTCGCTGCATTACCTCCATCTGTTGAGGTACCGGCCGACACTTCACGAACGGTAACATTAGCATACAAGGCATTTTATGAGTTTTTGACTACATTGGGGCTCCAATCAGGCGGAGGAGATAAGCGGGTACTTCCACAGCTAAGAGCGAGACATATGATCACAGTGCGTCCTATTGCAACGCTGCCTTATGCGGGTCCAGGGCAGTTCCAGGAGACGCTGGACAGGTTAGGTATTGTTGATGAGCCACCACGCGGATATATAACATCTGTTATAGACTTCATCTACACAGCAAAACAGGCGGACTACGATGAAAAGACACTGATTGCGTATGTAGAGGCGTGTATTGATGTATTGGTGAAGGGCTTAAAGGACATGGGTCCAGGGACTCTTAAACGAGGGCGGGCAGTGAATGTGCCATCACTTGATATGAAAATGCCCATAGCACAGAGAGCCACTGCCATTATGAAGGAAGTCGAAGAAGAAGATAATGCCTTCCTGTTGAAAAAGAGATCAGACTTCCAACTTGAGCCAGGGCTATTCTTTATTGATAGCGATCGACACCGAAACCTAATTGTAGATGAGTATATCGTGGACAGTACAATGTATGAGGAGATACAGGCCTTCGTTGGTACAATGACGACGAGGCCCGATAGGGAACGCCCCTACATTGGACCAACCACACCAGATGAGATTCATTTTGTGTGTATACGTCTCCTAGATAAGATAGCGGAGTATACTGAAGGTCTCTATGATTCTCCTCAACCGGCTGTGGCTGCGTTTGTACACGATCGCCTGAATGGGCTCTATGAGTTCTATAAGGGGTTCCGAGGTACCGTAACAGATGCCCACATCCGTACGATTCAGGCACTCTTTGTACCATTCAGAGGTGATACAAGTATTGATGAGAGTATATTGCCAGAAGCAATTGCTTCTCTTGAACGTATGATATTGCAACTGCGGTTTCTTGTCGTATTTAGGTATTATGCGATTCGATACACGGGTATGGTTCTAGACAGAGATGTAATGATCCGCTTTGTTAAGAATATATGTCCAACAGATGCTGATATTGAAGCTGTTAAGGCATTTGTTTCAGCACAGGAGGATGCAGTCTTTCCCAATAAAGTCCTAGTACTCGAAGCATGCACAGCCGCAAAAGGCCAACAAGGTGGGAGACGGAAGTATACACGCACCCGCCGCCGTTCTCATTATCGCCGCCGTCGCTCTCAGCGTCGGTAGCTGGATACATTCTTTTTCTGTTATGATATCACAGAGATCATAACAGAGTAAGATATGGTGTCGCCTTAGCAGTTCTGGTCACGAACCCACTGCCGGCTAGGGATGCCCGCGCGGACCCATCCCTGGGACGCCACCTCGGGAATCAGATGCACGGGGTTCTGCACATTCTGCGCTACGTAGGGAATCATCGGGGTGAACTGGTTCTCGTAGAAGGTGTCCGAGATGGTTCCGCAGTCCTTGCCCTGGCGCATGATCGGGGCACGCTGCAGCTTCGTCTCGAGATCCGCCTCGCCCTTGCCGCGACCCATGTACGGCACTGTCACGAAAGGCCGGGCCTGCACACGCCCGCGCACGGGGCAATGAGGGGAGTTGGTCTGCATAGAATTGTTGCGCAGCACAGAGTCCACATCGATCGCCGCCGCGGACCAGCCATAGCCCGCCGCCACGGGAGACACCACCTGCTGGCTGTAGGCCTGCGCCATCACAGAAGGAGCAGCGGGAACCAGATTTGTGGTCTGATATGCACCGGGGCCCAGGCGCTCCTTGTTCTGCACGGTCTGATCACAGGGGTCATCATGGATCCGCGTGAATTGGAAGGTCTGGAAGGACGCCATTCTGCTCATCGATGTCATTTTAATCTTCCTCAGGTCAGCGTCTGAATGGACCGCCAGGGGTAATCGTCCGCCGTTGTGAAATATGTGCATGCCTCCTGATTTCCCTCCTTGCAAGTCTTCCCTGGAATCCGATAGAGCCAATCCGCAAAGGCGGCCCGATCGTTCGGAATGGTCGTGGAGGGCATGGTCACCCACTGCCGCTGGCTCTGTGTACGCCCGAACACATCACCGGGATTCCCCGCGAACATTGTGTCAAAATAGGAATCCAGCTCTGACTTGACCTTGATCCCCTGGACATCCGCCGCGGGACTCCTATGCGGAGAGTCGGAGATTTCCGTCAGCAGCACATTCATGAAGGGGTTCGCCGCGGTAGGCTGTGTGCGCCCCGTAGTACCAATGACATCCGGGACATATTTGTCCGCTACATCGCGCGGATCAGCGATCGGGGCATCTGTTAACCGTGGCCCACCGAATCCTTCGCGAATGGCACCATGATTGTCCATGTAGAACCAGGCCCCAACGGCGAAAGCGGCAAACACAACACCGACGATGAGCCAGCCGACTTCGAGGCGCACGAGCGCTAACAGAAGACCGAGATAGATGCCGAACCGTGTAAAGGAGTTCAGCGCAGCGGCAGTGCAGCGTTTGTCATTCTCCGTAAATGGAAAGAACTCATCCGCCTCGGCCCATAAGATAGCCGGATTCTCTAGCCAAAATGCCGGACAAGTCATGAACCCTTACTGAACGCAAACGTTTTAGCGAGTGGCCTTACGTGCAGCCAGCTTCTTGCGGAGACGATCCTGTGTGGCGCGCAGGCGTTCGGAGGGAGCGCCGCCACTGGATCCAAAGAGGGCACCGAGGCCATCGGCACCCTGACTCAGCGCCTGGAGCTTCTCGATGACGCCCTTGAAAGACGGATGCTCCTTGAAGACCTCCACGTATTCGCGCGCCTCCGCCAGGAGTTCCTCGCGATTCAGAGACCCGCCAAGGATCTGCTTCTGGATCTTCTCGGCCATGCGCTTGGCAGCGTTCGTCATGACGGTCGGATCCCGCTCATAGAGTTCCGCCAGACGTTTGAGGACGGCTTCCACGGTCTCTCCCTCGAGCATGGCCGGGTCGATGCCGAACTCCTCAGGGCGGATCTGCTTGGAAAGTTCTTCGGCTAGCTTAGCGATCTTTCCCTTAGCCAGATGTTCCGGCAGTTTGGGGAGTTCTACACCCGACAGATCTACAAAAGACCCCAGCATTCCCTTGAGCTTCTCCATCAGAGGTGCGAGTTGGGGCATGGCCTGTTCGAAGAGTTCGGAGGCCTCCGCATCGGCCTCTGCACCCCCCGCTTCGAGTCGTTCCTGAGATAAGATTGTGATCAGATCTTGTGTGGTATCCTCAGCGATCTTCGTATCGGTTAGCACCATCACGGCCTCGAGAAGGAGCGTGCGCAGATAGCGCCAGATCGCCCGCTGTGTAGATTCAGAGAGTTCGTGCCAGAGAGCGGGTGTCAGCTGCAGCGGGCCAACCAGGAATCCACGGCGGGCCTCGAATAGAGCAGAATCATCCCGATGGAGTAGAATACGGGTTCCTGTCTTCCAATTGGCCCAATAGAGTTCGGGAGTGATCGTCGTGGCCACCCGGTCAATGGGGGTCCGAAGTTCGGGAAACGTCAGCCGGAGCTCTTCGCAGAAGGACTTGAGCGTAGCGCCGAAGGACATATACTTGATCGCTTCGGGTGAAAATACGGTGCAAAAACCACCGCGTCCTACAGAGAAGATGACAGGTGCGCGCACCCTACGACGTGCTCGACGCAAGTATGGTCGCACACGGAGACGCCAGCGGGGCGGGGCTGTGACCTCTCTAGAAGCATGGAAGGCCGCTGTACGTGCACATCTTGACACCCACCCGCTTGCAGATCCTGTTGACTTTAAGTCCCTTGTGGACCCCAGCCTGACACTCCCTGCTCTTGCCGAGGGTATGACAGAAGATCTGCCTGCGTTCGAGGTCAATGGCGAGGATATTCGTAGTCTAGGATATGCTCTGCGTGCGAATGCCGTGTTTGCCGCTGCAAATTCTACCGAATATGCAGCCGCCCTTGATATGATGGATGGGGACCTCCGTTATGGTTTCGAGGGTGCAGTAACGAAACTGAATGACGCTCTAGAACCTACGACACCGTCTACAACAGTTTCAACGCCGATCTATGCCTGGTATTTTGTAATGAATCTGCCCGCTGGGGAAGGTGCGCCTCTTGGAATCCCCCCTGAGGATCTATCTGTGGACTCCTCTGTACCCCTCATACCTTCTTCGCCAGTAGAATGAGCGTCTTCATGTAATCCCACACATGCTGCTTGTTGGCCTCCGTCATGGTGGACCAGTGCTTGTCGAAGATCCAAAAGGCATAATTGATCTCCGCATACTGGGCATTCAGGATGTCATGGGCCCGCTTGAGGATATAGTCCTCGTCTTCATCCAGAATCCGTTGCGCAAACTCCTGATACACATTCTCCATGAAGAAGGTGTGGATCATACGGGGATTCGCCTGTTTCATCAGTTTCAGTGCAGAAGAAGCCACACGAATATCCTTTTCTTCGGGATAGGTCTCAGCAAGATCCTCGAAGAAAGCGACCAGCTGCGTACAAAAGGCACCGAGGGCAGACATTCTATCCGTTACCACGGGCCCGGGGTTTAAGTCGATGCATGTTGAACGCGGTCTACCGGCGTGCAATCGGTTGTGGGATGCCCATGCTGCGTTCCTGCATGAGGCGGGTCATCGCATCATCGAGTGCCTTGGCCTTGGCACTCATTCCTGGACCACCCCGACTACCGCCCATCATGTTCGCGGTAGTCGCCGGGTTAGATCCCGGCGGTGGGCCGCCCATCATCGGGCTATCGAAGGAGACCATACCTCCCGCAAGACGTCCTGACATACCCGCCCCCTCCTCACCAATCATACAGAACCCTTCATCTCCAAGACAGCCCATATCAGAGGTGAAGGCTTCTGGGCCACCGGCACCCATGGGCGCTGGGCCACCACCAGAACGGGTCTGAGGGCGATCAGTGAGACGGCGTTCGGAGATCCAATTCATGACGGCAATGTCAACACGGGGTTCAGATTCTCCCTGAATCATGAGCGTGGGCACAGCCTTCACGTAGCCCGGGAGCTGGGGGCGAGGACGACCGGGTTGCTGATCAACACAGATGAACTTGAACTCCTTGGAATATGGTGTCTGTGAGAGGGCCTCGAGGAAATCCTGGGATAGACGGTTCTTGGTGCTGAAAAAGCAGAGATGAGGCGGTTGGCTCATTGTTTGTCGTCGCGGATTTTTCGGGGGCGTGAGCGCAGTTGCCCCTTCGGTCACCCGTTATTCCCTTCGGTCACCCGTTATTCCCTTCGGTCACCCGTTATTCCCTTCGGTCACCCGTTATTCCCTTCGGTCACCCGTTATTCCCTTCGGTCACCCCCCAAAGGTGTTTACTCCCTATCGGTCGTGCCAACCTTTGGGATGGCTGCTGCGCGCCACCCCAAAGGTGAAAACCCGCCGTACCCAACAGAGACCCGTACGATGTTCCGTAATTACACCGAGTCCGGCCCTCCCCTTATGACCGATCCTTCTCAGAAGACGATCGGGAAATTCCGCCTCGAAAATACCACTTCCATTATTGCCAATACACTTATTCGGTGTATTCTGTCAGAGACTCGCTCCGCCGGGTTTCGCGCTGATCTCACTGACCCCACGAACCCCGGTGTCCAGATTCGCAAGAACACATCCGTCATCTTCAATGAGATGCTAGCACATCGCCTGACCCTTGTTCCCCTCGGTGTGCGGAACCTCGACACTTTCGACCCCAGCAAATACGAGTGCATTCTCAGTGTAAAGAATGATGAGAAGGGTCTGATCGACGTCGCTGCAACCCGTCATGTTACCGCCAGTGATTTCGTCATCCGTGAAAAGCAAGAGGATGGTTCCATGCAGGATCTCCCCGCTGCCGCCACAGCCGCGCTCTTCCCATCGGACCCTATCACGGGGGCCACAAGTCTCCTTGTCTCTCTGCGGCCGCAGTGGAACTCTGAGCAGCCCCCTGAAGAGATCGATCTAACCGCGTATCCCGTTATCGGCCGTGGGCGGGATTTCATGGGGTTCTGCCCTGTTTCTCAGGCCACCTTCCAGAACACCCTCGATGACGACCCCGTTCGCCGAGAGCAGTTCTTCCATGAATGGCTCGACGCCTACAAGAAGGTCAAGGATCCCGCGTCGCTTAACCCCGAAGCCCTTGCCGGCCATCGCAAGGAGTGGGAAACCATGGCCATCCAACGCTGTTTCCTCGTAGGACCCGATGGCGAACCGAACTCCTTTGACTTCACGATCGAATCTGTAGGTATTCGACCCGTTGTCGATATTGTTGCGGAGGGTATTAAGGCCGTCATCGATCTGGTTACCCCGTATACGAACACCGATGTCCCACTAGCCGACCTGGGGCTGACATCCCAGCCACTAGATAGTCGCATGAACGGTGTCAGCGTACACTTCGACGGTCAGGGACACACCCTAGGTGTTCTGCTCCAGGCTCTGATTACGGAACTCTATCTCGATAGTGGCGCAGCCGACTCCCCAATCACCTACGTTGGTTACAAGATCCGCCACCCTCTGTATCGTGTAATGACCATGAAGTTCGGAATTCGCGAAGGTGTTGCTGGTGATCCGGCCGCAGTAGCCCGCCAGGTCATTGCCACCGCGGCCAACAAAGCCCGGCAGATCTACGAGGAGCTTGGTCGTGCATGGGCTGCTCTCCAGGGCGGAGAAGTCGGTGTTGGCGGCGAAGCTACTGCAGCACTCGAGGGATAATATCTAAAGAAAGAATACTCTGCAGACAGTATATGCCCGAGAAACCCGTTCTTTTGATCTGTGGTTGTAAGAAGTATGAACCCTATCTTCATGCTGCGATACAGCGATTCAAACATGATAGCTGGACAATTATCGGTATTATTGGAGACAGTTATGAAATAAATTATAATATTAATACAAATATACTTAGTTTACCAGTTGAAGATACATATGAGGCCCTCCCATCAAAAATACATGCTGCTATAAGCTGGTGTAATACAATGGTTCCAACTATACCCGGTATATTTAAAACTGATGATGATATTTTTATTGATGATTTAGAACTATTAAAGAAAGCTATATTCTCAAATATTACATGTGAATATTGGGGATTATATACAGAAATATGTGCTAGTGCCAACTTTACTATAGATCGTATTAATTCTAGATTTACAAATAAACAATTGCGGCCTACTTTTCAATCTGCACATTATTGTTATGGTCATGGTTATTGGATTGGTAAATCAGCTATTGCAGCTATAGTATCAGCAAAAGATGAATATATAGCGTCATACTCAGAAGATGTATGTACAGGGTATGTATTGAATAAGGTTAATATATATCCTATCCGTATCCCAGTTACATATAAAGAGATACATCGAACATGCATAAATTTGGAATAGAATCTACCATCTAAAGAGCTATTATATCAGTACTAGTATTATGCCCGAGAAACCCGTTCTTTTGATCTGTGGTTGTAAGAAGTATGAACCCTATCTTCATTCTGCAATTCAACGACTAGATATTCCATCCTGGCGAGTAATTGGTATTCTTGGCGATCCTACACTATCAGAAGCTATCTATAATAAGGAAAAAAAGGTATTAACTCTACCTAAATCTGATTTATATGAGCATCTTCCTGCTAAAATATATGATGCGATGTCTTGGATTATGCATACCTATCCAGAAACACCTGGTATCTACAAAACGGATGAAGATATCTTGTATGGTGATATAAATCAAGTTGCACAAATAGTATCTGCTAAGCCTGATATACCATATTGGGGGATTAAAACACATATTTGTGAAGAAGCACCCGTTAATATGTATCGTATCTCTGCCAGGTTTGAGAATAAGGAGTTACGCCCCATGCACCCTAGTGCACATTATTGCTATGGATTAGGATATTGGATAAGTAAAGCTGCAATAAAGCATCTACTGGCTGCAAAAGAGGTATATGAATCGGCTGCTCTAGAGGATGTCTGTACTGGATCTATCCTGAATAAAGCTGGTATTATACCAATCTGTATACCCCTTGCTTGTATGGAAGTAGACCGAACGCCCGAACTCCTGAACTTTAAATAGACTTGTAGATCGCATAGAGCAGCGTCGCGCCGATCCAATAGAAATGGAATTCCTCTGAGATGCCGCGGAGCCCCAGACGATTTTTGAGAGAGTCGAGCCAATCGGCTTCGGGGTATCCACAGAGATGATTCATGTAGACCGTTGCTATACACTGGTTGTTGTTGAGGAACCAATGGATCCCAACAAGAGCTGTTATCAGGATGTATGTCTGGAATTCGGCCTGCGTCTGCAGAAAGAGAGGGCCCCAGAAGATGTAGATATCGAGGGCGTGATGGGCTAGATAAACGCAGATCGCCTCGAACCCGATGGGTGTGCAGGAAGCCAGAAAGCGGGGTGCCGTGACAAGGATCTGAAGGGCGTAGGTAAATAGGAAGGAGGCAATGTTCATCTACTCTAACAGAGGTTCTAAATTCTACAGTGACGGTAGAGGACTCCTGATGTATAGCACCTACGCACTGATAGCTGCTCTATTTGTGTTAGCCTTCCTGCTCATTCTCTATCGCCCATCCGATGTGGAGGGGTTTGCCACGGTCGCCGTGGACCCTGTACGGATGCCGGCCTGCACTGAACGGTCCACCGATGCCCAGAAACTCCTGGCCCGGATCGCCGAGGATCAGAGTGATGATGCGGCGGAGCTCCGTCTCCTAGTCAGCAAGCTCTGCTGCATGGAGGCCGATATTGCGTCCCCGGTACCTGGTGTCTATCGCACACTTCATGTCCAGTACCGGACCAGCCAGGACATGGAGCCGCCTTCCTCTTTTGTGGGGCGGTGCCTCCGGAATGCGGTCCAGGAGCGGGATATCCAGCTTGTCCTCGAGAAATACGAGGGGCGGGGGCATGAACTCCTGAAGAGCGTGGGGTGCACCACAGTCGAATTCGATGCGGTCATCGCACGTCTCCAGTCTGCTATGACATCTGTATGTCTCAAGCCGCAGCCCGTCATGGATCGCCCTCTGGGTGCGCGGGATATGGGTTTCTGGGAGCCGGACGCTGTCGCAGATCTATCACAGTACCAGGGGATCTCGTCTGCTCCTAAATAAGCGGGCCCCACAAGAGCGGGTAGCCCAGCCAAATCGTTGTAATGCATGGCCTTTCAAAAGGAAATCCATTACCACGTCAAGAGATATGCCTCTGTCCAAAGATGCGCTGTTAAAACGCTATCAGCGCTGTGCCGCTGCCCTACAGGGTGCCAACATGGACCCCGCAACAGCGAAGCAGTTGTGTATTGAATCTGTGTTTAAGAGCCGCGGTGTGCGCGTCACGCGTAGGAGAACGAACTCTAGGCGACGGTCATCACGCAACCGGGGTGGACCATAGCCACGAGGATCAGCAGACCCAGTGTGTAGAGCAGAGAGGGCAGGGGCTTCGCGATACTCACAACACGCACCAGCACCGTGTTCCACAGCCACTGTACGATGAACAGCTGAACCACGATTATCAGCGCAATGGAAAGGACCGCCACAATGACCGCGCCTCCGGAGGAGGTCCCGCCGGCGAATCCCTCTGCCTTAGCCTTGTTCAGAACAGACTCATAGACCAGACTATACATGTTTCTAAGGGCTGCGAATTATTTGGGTTCGAGCTTGAGATTGTCGACGGACTTGAGGGGGCGGTTCTGATCGAGGAAATCGGCACATTTCTGTGCCATTGTCGCATCTCCATTGAAAAACGTCGTCAGGGAGGATACCAGATACTTCTTGGACATGGGGGCCTTTGTAGTCCGTGTCCGAGTCGTAACGGCACCAGCAGAGATGTTTAGCGTACCGACCTTATTCCCCTTCATGATATTCATGATCATGGCTCGGAGTTGTTTGCCCTGGGTCCGCTTCTCGCGGAGTTCAGCGGACAGTTCCGTAAGTTTCCGTTCGATGGCCATCCACTCCTTGATGAGCGAAGGGAGCTGATCAACTGAGGCCGGTGGTTCCATTGCTCCTATTCTGTTCTGTCTAACTTTAGATTCCGGCTATGGTAAAGGTGACCCGGTACACGGGCCGCTATTACATCGAACCCAGATGGAACAGCAAGCCGATTTCGCTCTCGCCCAAGTGCGACGCTTCATGACAGTTCTATTTACGATGAGAGCAAAACGACATCTCAAGACACTGGCCGATCTATATGGATGGAGCCCGGAACAGCTGGCCGAGAATGAGACACGATTTATTAAAACGGTGAACTGTATTCCAACGTTTTCATAATCTTCAGGCTAATATAGAATGTCTCTGAATCCGGCAGGAGATCTTACCGCACGCCTCCGCTTTTTGTATACGGAGGGAAATCGTAATTATCCGTGTTGCACTGGTGGTGGTGGCAGCGGTGGCGCACAGGGACCTCAAGGGGATATTGGCCCGCAAGGTGATATTGGCCCACAGGGCCCTCAAGGACTACAGGGTCCTCAAGGAGTAGTAGGTGCACAAGGTGATATTGGCCCACAGGGATCCGCAGCAAATGCAGCCACATGGGCTTTATACCCCGCTGTTACAAACGTCGATCTATCCTGCAATACAATCCAGGATGTAAGCAGCATCACTTTCTGTGATGGAACCTATATGGGCCCCGGTGCATCCTTTGACATCACTACGACCCAAGATCTCAAAGTACAATCCACAGTAAATAGTATTGAACTCTATGGAACAACGGCTTCAACTGTCTATGTAGGGAGTCAAAAGGTCTTAGCATCAACTGGTACCTATACTCATCTGTTAACACCAGATTCGAATGCAACTCTTTTTCTTGAAGGGGGTGGGGCAGACAGTACACTCAATGTACCAGCCAAATATATTACAAATGCTGGCGGAGAAATCACCATAAATGCAGGGACCATTGTCCCTAGTATTATGACACTTAAATCTGATGGATTCTTTGTGAATTCTACTGGAGACATTTCTCTATATACTACTAACCCGACTGCCGTTGCCGACATAGGTACATTACAGAATACAGTTCACATAGACGAAGCAGCTGGTGAAATTGATCTTATTACCAATGTCGCATCAGGAAACGGTCGTGTAATGTTTACTGGTTATGGTGTATATAATAGTGCAGAGGCATCTACCTTTACAGTAGATGTTAATAAAATAGAAAAGATCCCCCCTTCTAATGCATCTGTACCTATGACATTTTATAAGCAAGATTTAACATTTACCATTGACACAACAGCTTCAGAAGTATTTCATACAGATGATTTTATTTGGCGTTATTCAGGAATATATGCAGGTCTAAATGGTGAAAGTCGTTTTTGTAGCTCTCTATATTTTCAAGTTACTATAAATTTTACAATCCCAAAGGGCGCTCCTCCAGGTATTATATGGTATATGGATGTATTTGACGGTGCTAATTCATATAAACCACTTGAATTTATTGATGATACTAATGGTTATAGAACTTCACCTAGTGGACCTTCATCAGAATCACACAGTATATCATTCACTTCTGTTTGGTATAATGCAGATACAACCCCCCCTATAATTGATGGAACAAAGTGTAGTATTCGTTTATTTGCGAAAGTAGAATCTGGATCTACTATTACCCCTAATAGAATTAATGTGAGTGTAATTTTCAACCCGCTTCGGCTTTGGACCTAAGAAAAAAAGAGGCGCACGCGATCACGGATCTGCACGCGGCATATGTAACATGCCGTCATCTGCGTCCGACAGCAGTCATCACAGAACGTGTGTCCACATGGCGTGACCGCCTGATTAACCTCCTTAACCATACATATCGAGCACGTTGGTGCTGCTGACTTCTGGAAAGAACCCAGCGAGACCACTCCCTTTAACACAGCGAATTTCTTGTATTGCTTGATCAGCTCCTGATAATCTTCCTCGATGCTGATCTTCTCCAGGACACTGTCCAGGTAGGTCCGCATAGGTGTACCGAGCCCTTCCAGCGCCGACGTCGGTTCCATGAACATGAGATCATTGACACGCCCCACTACGGATTCGAGGCGCTTAAGTTTGTCTTCCAACCTTGTCTCCGCTGCACACATGGCAGCCCCCGCGTTCACATACATCCGAATGGATCGCCGTAGCGATTCCCGTAACACAGCCGGTGCCACACCCAGCTCCTCTTCGATTTCCGTGGTTACTTCCGCCGTATCTGTTGGCAGCTGGAGATCACGTGTAGACGATGCAAAGTTCCACGTGGGGCGAGAGTACTTCTGGAGCACGTCATTGCAGCGTCGCGCCACATCCGATTCCGACAGAGACCCCGATGCATCCGCCAACAGGAAGCGAGCCGCGCGACTATTCTGCTGCGTCAGACACTCCTGAAGCTGACGACGCCAGGAGCGCAGAAACTGACGATCATCCGGTACAGTGTTTCCAATATCATGGAGATGACGCGCGCTAATGTTATGAATCGCACCCGTCATCGGCCCGAGATTTGGAGAACTGTGGATCGGACCGGAACCTGCATCTTGATCATTGAACGTAGCAGCAGCGAATCCATCCATTTGTCTCTTCTTGTGGCCCGCTACTTTCCCTCTAGAGCCGTAACGCACACGCTAAATCGCATCCACATCGATCTCATCCTCTCCACTACTCTCCTCATCCTCAATCGGTTGCCCGTCGACACCCGTGTTGTCAAACAGATCGTCGAGCCCATCACCCTCCTCCCCTTCACCGCGATAGAAGAGAGCGCTGTGGATATCCTTCTCCCGTCGCACGTCGCGCCAGTATTTTCGCGGCACCTTGTCAATCAGATCATATGTCTCATCGGCCGTGTCAAATTCCCGCACACTCAGGATTACAATATCCCCCACTTCAATGTACTTCTTCTTTGGACCCTTACATAGAGCTCCACGGATCTTACATGTCCGCTCAGTCCCATCATTACAGAAACACCGCACACGACGATCCCCCAGTTTCGCCGTGACTCGCCCGTAGTCCTGTCCTTCTGCCACATTCCGCTGAAAGAAGGATCCACCCTCCTCCTTTTCTTCACCCCCGCCCTTCTTCCCCTTCTTGTACGCTTTCCCTCCACGCATATTCCGATTCGGCATCTTGATTATCTTTACTGAGATGCAGCTTTAGATGCCGCGATCCGTGCATTCTTGACCGCATTCTCGCGGAGCTCAGGGGTCGGTGCATAGATCGCACAGCGATTCAGTGCCTCGAGGGCGACGTCATAGTGCCCCGTTGCAAATGCGACAACGGCAAGCTCATCGTCGAACCCCCATTCATAGATAGCGGGATTCATATAGGGCCAATCTGCCTGTCGTTTGACAGATCTACACGCTGCGGCCATCGCATAACACTGTTGCACAGGTGGTAGACCCGCTTCGCGTCTACATTTCAAGAGCGTGTATGGTGCCTCTAGACGTGCCGGCTGGAGCTCGACTGCTGACCAGGCTAGATCGATCTGATCCTGTGGATCCGACACGAGGAGAATGAGATTCACCATGGCCATATATCGGTCATGGATCCAGGTACCACTGAGGTCGAGGAATTGTTTGTAATAGAGCTGGGCCTGACGAGGACGCCCTGCATCCCGGTAACTCTGCGCTAAATAGTACACGTTCCTAGAATCGGTCGGATCCCGTGCAACCTCCTCTTCTAGCAGTAGCGCATCCTTCAGATATTTCTGGGGATCACGTGACCGCGACCCTTCGCACCGTGACTGCATGTAGAAGGTTTGAGGAAGCATGGCGATCTTCGGCTTCTCTGTAGAGCGACATACGGGAACTTCGTGCAGGAGTCCTTTGTAGGCCCAGTCGGATGCAACACGGAATATCTGCAGACGTGAATGCCAGATCTGGTCATGGCAGATTCGCATCCCAATGGCATCTAGATCTTGGGTCCATACTTCGGCCGGTGGAGCACCTCCCTCTATCGTATCATCCGCGTCCAACATAATTGCCCAATCCATCTGGCCACGACAGAGCTCCAGGGCTTCCGTCCGATTATGACCGAACGAGACCCAGGGGCGATCGACCAGGAGTCCAGAACAATCTGTCAGTGTCTCCTGAATGATCTCTTTCGTACGATCCGTTGAGCCGGTATCCACGATGACCCATGCAGTGATCCAAGGACGTACAGAGAGGAGTGCCCGTTGAATGACTGCCTCTTCATTCTTTACGATCATGACAAGTCCGACGCGTGGGGTCATCCTTCCTGATGTCGGGTGTAGGAAACCTAGCAGTAGTTCTACCGCAGCTATAAAGGTGAAACATGGCGGCACCCACCTATCGATACCCTACGATGGTCAAGATCGTAGGAGTTCTTGAACTTGCTTCCAAGTACCGCTATGGTCTCACAAGCCGCGGTGCTCCTCTCTATCTCTTCCGCCCCTACGATGAGGCTCTTCCGAACTTCATCGTAGGATGCTCCGAACGTGACACGTCTCGTAATTGTATCGCTATTGTGGAGGCAACAGTACCTGTAGATGCTACACCAAATACAAATATCCGTGGGAATCTCCTCCGTATTCTGGGGCCCGTGGGCGAGTATGACGCGGAACGGATCGCGCTTCTCGAACACTATTGCCCCGTTAAGCCACCAAAGATCATCGATGAACCGACCGTCCAGGAGTCGGATAGGCGTGTGATCGATATCACAACTGGGTGGATCACGTTCCATGTAGACCCTCCCGGTTGCCGCGATATCGATGATGCAATCGCTTATCATCCAGAGACAGGGGGCTTTGCTATCACCATCGCAGATGTAGCGTCTATTGTCCCTGCTGGTTCCGAGATGGATATGGCCGCCCGTGCGATCGGTGCCACCTTCTATGATCTCGAGGGTCGTGTTATCCGACCTATGTTACCTCCCTCAATTAGCGAGGAAGTTGGTAGCCTTCTGCCTGGACATCGTCGCCCCGGTGTCACACTCTTCTTCGAGAACGGGGCCGCCATGTTTCAGCGGACCTGGATCACCGTGGCACACAGTTTCACCTATGAGTCCTTTGCTACATCGGGGATCGCCGCTGCTCTGAATGTTACAGGAGACACACATGACTGGATCGCGACGCAGATGATCCGATATAACAAAGTGGCAGCGATCGCCGGTGCAGGAATCCTCCGTGTACAGTCGGCACCCGATGCTGCGGCCATTTCCCACTGGGCTGCCATCAGCCCTGAGCTGGCACATCTGGCGAATGAGGCGGCTTCCTATGCGCCGGCTGGCCCTGGGTCGCAGGGGCACGCAGGTCTCGGGCTCCAGGCGTACTGTCATGCCTCCAGCCCGCTCCGCCGATACGCTGATCTCGTGAATCAGCGACTCCTGATTGGCATGCAACCCGTGGCCGATCTCTGTGATCATCTCAACGACAGAGCGAAGGCCAACAAACGCTGGGCCCGTGATCTGCTCTTTCTAGAGAAGGTCACGCCAGGGCGCATCCATGAGATTGATGTGCGGTGGGTCGATCAGACCCACGTCTGGGTCCCCGACTGGTCGCGGCTCATTCGTATCCGGCATGAAGTCACTGCCCCACCCGACCCTGGCACACCCGATCGCATCCAGATCTTCTGTGATCCCACCCGACGGAACTGGAAGCGCCGCGTCCTGACTAGCAGCATCCAGGAGGCCGCTCCTCTCCCATCCACTGCCAGCACCGTCCCCGGCAACCTTTAAGCCCCGTGCGCAACCACGCG